GAATACGATTTCTTTAACACGCGCCCGGATATCGCTACGGGTACGCGCCGGCACTACCAACGGCAGATTAAACAGATGTTTACCGGGATGCGAAACCTTGGCCTTATCCCGCTTACCTGCACCCCCGATTTAGATATAAAGCTCGAAAGACCTAAACGAGGTGCACCCCGCCCGCTATCTATGGATATGGTGGCCACTTTAATTACCGAGGCTAAGGCGCCTTATAATTATTGGTTTGCCCTTGGATGTTTCGCCGGGATGCGCGCGGCCGAGATTGCCAATATACGCGGTGAGGATTTAGAAACCGATGCTCTAGGTAATTGGGTTATCCGTATACCCCATGGCAAGGGCGGTACCAATTTAACCGTGCCATGCACCGAATACCTACGCGAGATGATTTTATCCTTTAACACTAAGGGCCGCCTATGGATTGTTACCCCCACCTACCTATCTAAGCTCGCCGGGGCCGAGATGGTGCGCCTTGGCGTAAAGGAAAAGGGCCGGGATTCTCGGGGTATCTCATTTCATAGCACGCGCCACTACTACGCAACCAAAATGCTAGCGGCCTCTAAGACGGTGACGGGCCAAAAAGATTGGGATTTAGTGCGCCAAGTCATGCGCCATAAGGACATTTCTACCACGCAAATATATGCCTACTCGGATAACTCCGAGGCCAATAACGTGGCCGAAAACGCCTTTAGCCGATTTAATTTCGGCCACTAAAAAGGGTGCTCGGGGGTTTACATAATCAAAAAGAGCCCCCAAACTAAAGCCATGTTCAAATCCCACGCACTAAGAGTTGCCGAGTTTTTAGAGCTTAAAGAGGAGGCGGCCGAGCATGTCGATTGCGTGGCCAAGGCCGCGGGCTTACTGGACCACCTCGATAAAACTAAAGGCGAGGCGGTTTATGCCGAGTTTTTAGAAAACCTAAGCGCCTTCTACGCTCATTCCACAATCGAAAGTGCTATTAACGCCCGCACGGCGGCCGTGGTGGCCGCTAGCGAGCCAACTTTAAGCGCGCGACAATCGGTTATCGTTGGCGAAATTATGATGGGTAAGAGTAATAAAGAGATTGCCGCAACCGTGGGCTATGCCACCTCAACCGTTCACCATGAGGTAACGGCTATTTTGGCATTTTTTAAAATTAAGAATAGGGAACAACTCGCCGAGTACGGTTTAGCCGCTTTAGACGAATCGCCCCCCCCCCCGCTTAGTTAGTGTCTAGGCGTTTGTGTAAGTTACGTCGACTTCGCCGCCGTTTGCCATGAGGTTATAGGGTTGTAGCTCGACCCATCCTTCATTACACCCGGAGAAGCCTACGCCGTTCATCGCACCATTCATACAGATTATGTTGCTAGTCGACCACCCATCATCGGCCCCCGAGCCCCCGGCAGACCATGCGACCGAAGATTGCAGGATGCATACCCCATCGGCATACCAGCGCATAGCGCACGTTATGTTTGTGTCATCGGGTGTAAAACTTAGTGACGTGCCCGAGCCCGCAACTGCCCCGGCTTGAGCGCCGTTGGATGCTTGCACCTTCAAATCGTATTTCGTTTCGTTCTTTATATTAAATTGAACAGGACCCATTTTGATTTCTCCTTAGCTTAGTAGTGTTTTTAATTCATCGGCAGTTATGCCAAGTTTGGCTAGTAGTGCTGCTTTGGCTGCTTCTGCTTTTGCTTCTTGCTCAGCCTTAAAAGCATCAACTTGTGCAAAGCCTGCTTCAAATTGTGCCTTTGTAATTGGCTCACATTCTAAAAACTGTATGCCTTCATAATCATCACCTGAAATATACCAACCGCCATTAGGTAAAAGCATTGATAAAACTTCGCCGCCTGTCGCCATTTTATGCACCAATTTCTAGTAGAAGAATAGTCGAAATACAGATAGAACTTCTTTGTACAATTACTGTTCCTGCATTGGCTAAAAATTGTGTTTTATAGGTTGTGGCAGAAGTTGTTGCTGGACTGTCTAGATAGTTAATTGAACAATGAAGAGCCGACCACTGAGCCGTATTATTGTATAAATCACCATCGATGAAAACACCTAAACTTGTCGCGCCGCGCATTAACTTCATAGCAATCGAGCCGCTTTGATTATCTGAGTTTTTTGCAACGCCTTGTTGAATAATGAGAACCATTACTTTTGAAGTGTTCAAAGTCGGCGTAATTGTTGCCGTTAAGTTTGTGTCTGCATAAGTCGCAGTTGCGTTAGTGGCAGATGTTGAAGTAGAACCATAAACGACCTGCAACACTTTACCGCCAGCGTCGGGAGTTGCCCATTTTAATCCTAACGCTTGGGCTGAATCTGCCGTAAGCACTTGGTTATTTGTACCGATTGGGATTCTTGCATCAAGTGTAGAAAAGCCGTAAATATCGCCCTTAGTAGTAAGAGGCGATGTGCTATCGGCGGCATCGGAAGAAAAGAAAATCGCGACGCCTGTACTAGTAAAATATAATTCGCCACTATCGTATTGTTTCAAAGCTAGCGTCGAACTAGTGCTAACCGTTGCGGTGCCGGCGGTGATTGTGCAAACGCCGGTAGAAATATTAGTAATGGTTAGCGTATCCCCTGCCGTAAATAAATTCGTATTTACTGTAATAGTGGTAGCCGACGCGTTTGCCATAGTGATTCTCGTACCGGCGTCACTTGCAACCAACGTATAACTAGCTACCTTGGCGCTCACCGTTTGGTTGTAATCGTTCGTTTGAAGTTGCGTCATCTGCGCGCTCGTCAAAACTTGCCCGGTCGTATACGTTTGCTTACTCATGCTTCTCCCTAATAACTTAGTACGTTTGTAGTTGTGTCTAATGTTCCGTAAATAGCATCGTCAAGTAAAAACCCATCTAACATTGGCTCTAAGGTTGTAAAGGTCACTTTAAATTTTTGAGGCCCAATATCGTAGGCAACGCCGAAGACTTGAAGGGTTTTAGTCAACGTCGAAGCGCCTGGTTGCGTTGTTGTTATCGTTACATTATCGAAGAAATCTAACTCCATGGCCGCAATAATGCCATCGTTGTAGTTGGCATAGTAAAGGTCTAGCACTAGGTAATCGCATCTAACCGTGGTGTTGGCTCTACTTGCCACTAGAGCTTGCGCGTAGTTAAGGGCATCGGCGTCGGTAGTCATTAGTAAATTTTGGGCGTTATAGGATTGTAAAAAATAACTAGAAATCGACGCCGCGTCGCTTGCCGTTTGAACCGCACCGCCAACGATAGAAATGTTAGCCTCGTTAAATACTAATTGGGCGTTTAGTGTCCAAAATGCGTTGAAGTACGGTATATCGGTGCCGTCATCGTTAAAGACTACGGGAGTATTAGCTACCGATTGTATGGTTACGGTCCTATCTTGAAAAGTAAAACTACCGTTTGCCGCCGCGTAGAAGCTACCGAACTCGCTAGCCGTTGCCAGTTGACACGCGCTAAGGGCGGTCCTAGCGGTGCCAGAATCGGCGCTAAGCGTTTGTAGCCCGGCATCTATATCGCGCATCGAGTTAGGCCATGAAATATCGTCAAGGATGGCGTTAATGCGGGCGCCGCTTAACTGCACCCCGCTACCGGCAACCGTTGAAATCTGCGCGGTATTAAGAATTGACATTCCATCGATAGCCGTAATTGTTGTGTAAACGACTTCCCCTACATTCTTCGGCGTCGTCGTAGCGTAGGAGTAAATAAAGCCGCTATAAATGTCATACGTGGTACTAATTAGCGTTACGGTGTCGGTGTAGGTCGCGGTAACTTGCACCTTTCGCATAACGTCTAAATTGCCGAAGTAGGGCCCCAAACTGTTAAGCGGGTTGAAGTCGCCGTTTTGGTCAACAATTCTTAAAGTTAACGTGCCGGCTTGGAAAACGTCGCTATTAGGATTGCGCCCGCGTTGTATCTGTAAGGAATCCACGACATCGCTTACGTCAACAATGATAGCTACTGCATCCCCAAGCACGTTTATATCAAGTTGGCCAGTATCTAAAATCATTGTTTGGGCCGTACTTGGACCCGAGCTAAGGTTAAGGATTACATTTACTACGGGTACGCTCATTGGATGGCACCGGCTACATCTAGGTTATATCCGTTGCGGTTCATATTTTGAATGGTTTGTTGAATAAGTAGGGCTAATTCGTTTGGATTAGCAATCACGCCGGCGGTAACGGTGATATTTCTATCGCCCGGCCGCACGCTATCATCGCCGCCCGGTGGTGGGCCTACGGGTGGGATAAGGGGTGGGATGGTTATTACGGGTGGAATTTCTGGGTCTGGTGTGTCGCCTGGGCGACCGTCACCATCACCGCCCGGCGGTGGAATTGTGGGCGGGATATAAGGCGGGATAGTCGGTATAACCGTTGGTTTTAATCCGGCCAACGCTGCCGCCGCCGCGTTTGCCGCGGCGATATCTTGAATAGCTTTAACTTGGGCCGCGGCAATATCTGCGATGGCCTTGGCTTGGGCCGTAGATTCATCTGCTAGCGCCTTAATTCGCGCCTTTGCGGCCTCTTCCACGGCTTTCGTTTGCGCAATACTTAAATTACTTGCTTCGGTGGCCGCTGCCATAGCCGCCGTTTTAGCGGCCGAAAGCTCTAAAACGTAGGCTTTAAGGGCATCCATCTTGGCTTTATCGGCTTTTTGTTGTGCCGTTTGTACTTCGCTAATGGTGTTTAACTCGATTGCGGCGATGATTTTATTCATAGCATCTAAAGCCGCGCCATAGTTCCTTAACAACGCTAGTTTAGCGATTGCCGCTAAGTTATCTTGGTTTTTTTGCTTGTAAGTGATTGTAGCGGCAAGG